TCGCAGTCTTGATGACAAAGGCTCCCTCAAGGTGCAGCAGATGATGTGCTTTGATGCCCTCTATCACGCCTTCATCCCCGTGAAGGTGGCGGCCTAAATGTTTGTCTCCCACCAGCACGCAATTCCCTTCCTCCGGGGCGCTGGTGGCTTTGCCCGGGCCGGAGGTTGCGGTAACGCGGCCGGCCCGGGTGTTTTTCTTCAGCGTGGCCGGTTCATGCGTGGTGTCGGCCAGCAGTGGGCAAGGCGCATGGTTGCGTTCATGCGCTCAACAAACAGCACCGCGCCCCTTCAGTGGATGGCCGAGCAAATGGGTTGCGATGTTGTGCAGCGCGATAGCCGCGCCGCCGAGGTCGCAGCACTCAAACAACGATTGCAAGAATTGGAGCGGGCCGCATGAGCCTAAAAGACTTTTTTAGCGCAATCGCAGCGTCAGACAAGACGCCCTGCGACAAGTACCACTGCAAAAAGCAGATTGATTGCGCTGAGTACAAGCTCGCTTGTGACGCATGGTTGGTCTATGTCGAGACTGGCCGCGCACTTGATCCTCACATCAAGTTGGGCGCGGGCGCTCAGTTGAGCACGCGCGTTCGCAACGCAATACTCCTGGCAGAGCCTATGCCTGACCGGCTCACATTCAATCGCGTGGAGGCCGCATGATCCTCAGTTGCCAACACTGCAAGCTTGACTTCAACGCTGAGAAGCGCTCAATGAAGTATTGCAGTAAGCCTTGCTATCACGAGGCCGAGCGCATCAAGAACCCCGGGAACAACTGCCGAAACTGCGGCATTGAGATAACCGGAAAGCGCAGGACCATTCGCACGTACTGCAGCGCCGAATGTCATGAAGCAAGCTTTGATGCTCTGCGCACGACCTCGAAGTGCAAGCGCTGCGGCAAAGAGTTCTCCCACCTTAAAACACGCCCTCAGCTCACATGCAGCCACGCTTGTGCAGAATCTGGGATGCGTGCGCTGCGCAACAAGGTAGTCAAGCCAAAACCTGACAACGCATTTGATGGCGTGCAAATCAAGAAGCAAAGCGCAGCTAATTGGGAGAAGGCTGAAGTCAAGTATTCGGATGGCTTTGTTTTCACCCGCTGCCCGAGCCCAGGCTATGGCCGCTTCGGCGAAATCATCACCACCACTGAAGCCCCGCGCCTGTTCCGCGACATTCCGTTGGGTGCCCTCGCATGACCATGAAAGCCGACCTGATCAAGCTTCTGCGCGCCCGCTGGGTTACGCCAGTCGTTGCGCTGAACGAGGCGAAGTGCTTCAGCCTGTCACAGCGCTGCGGCGATCTGCGCCGCGATGGCATCAAGGTTCTGGACCGCTGGGTTGACCTTCCGGACGGGAAGCGGGTGAAAGAGTACAGGATCGTCGCGTAATGGCTCGCTCCAGAAACATCAAACCGGGATTCTTCACCAACGACTCGTTGGCAGAGCTTCCCGCACTAACTCGGCTATTTTTCGTTGGCCTGTGGACGTTGGCCGACAGAGATGGCCGAGTCGAGGACCGCCCTCGCAAGCTGAAGGCCGAGTGCATGCCCTACGACGACATGGACCCGGAAGCTGCTCTGGCAGAGCTAAAGGAAAACGGGTTCATTCACCGCTATCAGGTCGATGGAGTCAAGTGCATTCAGGTGGTGAACTGGTGCAAGCATCAGAACCCGCATATGAAAGAATCGGAAAGCACGCTGCCAGCGTATGTCGAGCACCATACAAGCACGGTGCAAGCACCAGTCGAGCAACAGCCTAAACCGGAACGAGCCGGGCTGATTCCTGATTCCGGATTCCTGATTCCTGATTCCTTACCACTGATTCCTGATTCCTCAGTTGCGCCTGCGGCGCTTTCCGGCAAGCCCCCGCGAAAACGCGGGAGCAAGCCGGCGCCGGATTCTGCCGCTGTGTGGGCTTCGTACTCGGAGGCCTATGAGCGAAGGTACAGCGTCCATCCGGTGCGAAACGCCAGCGTCAACGCCCACTTGGCGCAATTGGTCGGGAAGCTGGGCGCAGCCGAGGCGCCGTTTGTCGCGGCCCATTTCGTCAAAAGCCAAAACGGCCTGTACGTTGCGGCGATGCACCCGACGAACCTGCTGCTGCGTGACGCGGAGAAGCTGCGCACCGAATGGGCAACAGGTCGGCAGGTGACCAGAACACAGGCCCAACAGGCCGACAGAACGCAAACCAACGCCAATGCCTTTGATGGGCTGTTGGCCGCAGCAGAGATGGAGTACGCCAATGCCAAGTCCTGAACTCATCCGAGCTATCGCCGTGACTAGCGAGCTGTGTGGGCGGACATTCTCAGAAGCCGCCGCCCGCGTGTTTGTTGGCGACCTTAGCGCCTACCCAGAAGAACAAGTGCTTGGCGCGCTGGTGCGATGCCGCAAGGAAGTGCGCGGGGCCTTGACGATCAAGGACGTAGTCAGCCGCCTTGACGATGGGCGGCCTGGCGTCGAGGAAGCTTGGGCAATGCTGCCTCACAACGAAGGCGATAGCGCCGTTTGGACGACGGAAATGTCGCAGGCCTTTGGCGTGGCGGTCGGGCTCATTGATGCTGGCGCGATGGTTGAGGCACGCATGGCGTTCAAGGAGACCTATTTGCGCATGGTTAATCAGGCCAGGGATAGGGGTGTCGCAGTGAAGTGGACCATCACCCTAGGCCATGACGTTCGAGGGCGGGAATCAGCCCTTATCGACGCGGTGGACAAGGGCCGGATTTCGTATGAACGTGCACAAGAGTTCATGCCCACGCTTCCGGTCAAGTCTGATGTCCTTCGCCTAGCTGGCGAGTCGGTCAAGGAACTGGCCCTTGGCCTTCAATGATGAACGAGCTTTGGGCGCCAACTCACAGCGCTGTGGCGGCGCTTCTCCTGGATGGAGTTCCGGCCAGCAGGATTGGACCGGCCATCGGCATCACGGCGGCATCGGTTAGCCGTCACATCGACATGATCAGCCGTTGGCTCCGCGTCAAAAACCGCGCGGTGCTTGTTGCGACGCTGGCCCTTATGGCGGCGGAGGAAGCATGACGCGCCTTGTCATTGCCCCAAAGGGTGAGCCGATCTTTAGCGAGCAGGCGACAACCGTTGAAATAGACGACGAGGCAGGCGGCGAGTTCGTCGTGATTTCTCGGCATCGTAGCGACGACGGGAAGATTGCCATTGATCCGACCGAGTGGCCGGCGATCCGCGCGGCTGTGGACAAGATGATTGGGCTGTGCCGTTCATGAGAAAGCCGAGGTGATCGAATGACAGAAACCAGAACCATCACGTTCCGTGTGTTCAGGAACCCAAGTGGCGAGCCAACGTGCTGCGCCGATGCGTTGACGGGCGCTCACTGCAAGTTTCTTGGCGCCAAAGAATTTGGCCTCGTTCCGGTCTGCATGGCAGTCGGCGAAGATTTGCACCGAGCTAGCGATGCTGGATGGCTTGTTCCGAACGGTGACTGCCCTTTGTGGGCTGGGCGGCCGTGAGCATCAACCGCTACGCCGCGCGCACTGACGCTAACAAAGCCGCAATTGTCGAAGCCTTCATTGATGAGGGCTGCAGCGTGTACGACCTGCGAAAGCCGGTGGATTTGCTGGTGGGCATCAATTTGATGACCATGCTTGTTGAGTGCAAAGATGGGTCGAAGCCGCCAAGCGCCAGAAAGCACACCCCAGCTCAAGCCAAGTTCATGAGCACCTGGCGCGGCGGCCCTGTGGCAACCGTGACCGATGTTGAAGGCGCCCGGAGAGTGGCGCGAATGATGAAAGGACACGAATGAGCAAAGCACCGCCAGACTTCAGCTACATCAAGCCCGAGCACCGCGCCATTGATGGCCGTCTAGTCAATTGGGCCAGGTGCGTCAGGGCTTATCCACTTTCTCGAACTCACCCAATGTTCAGCCAATACCGAAGCTCTGAGCAATGGGCCGAGTTGAGCGCGTCAATCCCAGCGGATCAGGTGGACGGGCTGGTGATCGAGCGGGCAGTTGCAAAGATCGACAACGACCCACGCGAGGCGCTGAGGTGGTTCTATGTCTATGGCCGGTCTCCGGCAAAAGCCGCGAAGT